CAATGCTTAATGTATTGAATGCTATATATCAAGAAGAACTATGAACTATTGAACCAGAGAGATTTAATGTTAGAAGACAATTTACTATTTATCAATAAAAATAATGGACTTTAAAATAACTTTAGAAAGCTGAAAAAAGATAGAAAAAGCTTTTGTTAAAAAGATGTTAGATATGTATGATGTAGAGAAAGTAGAATTTGCACCAGATATACAATTCAAAGACTGGGATGTTAAACTTACTATATGAGGGAGAGAGATTACTTATGAAGTGAAACGTGATTACAAAAGCCAAGAAACTTGAAACATAGCATTAGAGATTAAATGTAATTGAAAGCCAAGTGGAGTATTTGCAAGTAAAGCTGACTATATAATCTATTGTTTAAGTGAAGATGAGTTTTGGTTTAGGAATAGATGAGAACTACTTTATGATTTATGTGATATTGTTAAATATAAAGCACTTGGTTGAGATGGAGAGAGAGCAGAAATGTATATAATCTCTAAAGCACTTTTACCCATATTATTTAGAAAATTAGGATGATGAAACGATTAACAATTATTATGGTTATAAGTATAATACTATTCTTTATGAGAATTAGCTATGAATTGACATTAACTGTTAGCTAATAGTAATCAGACTTTTATATTATTTACCTATGGAGAGAATGAAAGACTTAACTCAACAATATGTAGAGCAGTTGGAGAATATGATTAAAGATTTAAGAGAAGAAAAGTTTAAGTTAGAAGAAGAAAATAAAAAGCTGAAAGAAGAACTAAAGGAAACACAAGAAACACTAGAACATAGTGATAGTTTTTTCTCTATTATGCGAGATGTATTAGCTAATGATGAAATAAGTAATGAAGAATTAGCAAGTATATTATATTGTGTAGTACATTTTGAATGTGGAGATTTAGAAATGAGTAAGAAAGAAGTAGAAATAGCAGAAAAGTTTTGGTATAGAGATTATGTTTAATCAGATTTATTTATTAAGTTTATAACAGATGGGAAAAGAAATAGAAAAATCTGAAAGAGAAATAGAATTAGAGCAAACCATTGATGATTTGAAAACGAGTATAAAACGGAATGCTATAAGAGATGTATTACTATGAGTGTTAATATTGATTTATGCTATTGTAGTAAATTAGTCTAATCAGACTTTTATATCTTGTTATGGAGAGAATGAAAAGAGAAATACCAAAACACTGTAATGATTTAGACCGAATTAGAGCATTAGAGAATGAAAATAAGAGGTTAGAAGCAGAGAATAAAAAGCTGAAAGAAGATGTAGATTTCTATTACAAATCAGCTAAACAATTCAGAGAAGATGCTGAGAGTTGGAGAAAAGAGGTTGAACTATTATTAGGAATTAAAATATGCTGAAAGACATTATCTGAACGAATAGATGATGACAAGAAAGTTATTAGAATGGATACAAGTTGTATGGAAGAAGATACATTACAAGAGCTTAGAGATATAGGGAAAATATAGAAAGTCGGAAATTCCGATTTTGTTAATCAGATTTATATTATTATTTTATACCTATGGAAAAGCTAATAGAGTTATACTACAAACATAAACTTGATTTACTTAAAAGAGAAATGAGAGTAAATTGAGCTACCGAAAGAGAAATAGAAATGGCAGACATAGAAAAAGTAGATGAAGATGAGCTAGAGAAAAATCTGAATAAGTTGTCAGACTTAAAACCTTTTATTAAATGGTTAGTAGAGAATGATAAGATAGACCGAGTGCAAAAAACTAAAGAATTCAGATTACAAATAGAGTTAGATGACTGATACTATTGAGAATTGTGATGAGAGGATAGGTTGCTAATGCTACTATCAATATCAGATACACCTATTGAAGATTTGATAAGCTACTTGAAGTAATCAGACTTTTATATTTTAATTTATAGGTTATGGACAAACTAGATAAAGTAAGAGAAGAAGAATGCAAGAACTGCTTAATGTGAGTTAAGATAGAGAATTGCAGAGAGTGCTTATTTAATGCTATGTGCGACATAGAGGATAAATATGCAGATAGTGATTATGATGAGACTGATGAATATGATTGATATGACCCTATGTTGTTAGATAGAATGTTTAGAGATTAACTAATAACAATGGAGAAAGCTGAAATAGATAAGTTAGTTGAAGAACTAAACGACCTTTCAGAGTTCGAAGAACAGAACAAAGAAAGGATGAGAGAAATAGCACATATACTATGCGACTTTTATATGCCTAATAGAAATAAAGGATGAAACAATGTGAAAGATGTGGAAAAGAAATAGGTTGAAGATGACCAAAAAAGTATTGTCTAGCTTGTAGTAAAATTGTTTATAAAGAACAACAAGACAAGCGAAGAAAAGAGCATAATAAATAATTTATTCCTTAATAAATATAATATGACAGAACAAAAAACTTTAGTCGTTAGAATTGACTGATGACTTGGTAGAGTGGTAGCAATGACTGGTGCTATATCGGAGGTGGCAAAGAAAAGACCAGTAAAAGTTGTTACATCACGACCTCTAGTATTCCGATGAAACCCTTACATCAAATCTGTACATTGATTAGATGATAGGCGTTTATTTGAGGATGTAATCAAAGGGAATGATTATATAGAGCTTGAACCTTATACTGACCCAGAGTTCTTTAATGATGCTAAGAACTGGTTATATATTGCTAAGAAACAATTAGGTATAGAGTGAGATACTATTCCACAACCTTGTTTATTCTTAGCAGAACACGAAAAGATGTCCAATTTCCTACAATGAGAGAAGCCTATTCTATATCAACCATTCTGAAGTACAATGTGATTAAACTGAGCTGATAAGAGTTATCGTTCTATACCAGTTGATGCAGCACAGTATATAGCAGATGAACTAACAAAGAAAGGTTATACTCTATATGAGGTTATTAAACAATGAAGTCAACCAGTGTTAAAGAATTGTCAAATGTGCGATACTCCAGATTTAAGATTAGTTGTATCCCTAACAGCTAGATACCCAGTTGTATGATGTGATAGTTCTTTACATCATTGCTCAAAGGCTTTTGGAAGAAAAGCATTAGTAGTATGGGCTGGGACGGATGCAGAGAGATATGGATATGAAAGCAACATAAATATGAGAGAGTATCCTATGGTAGCTCACACGCCATTAAGATTATGAATGAATGACTTTAACTTTGATATATCTAATCAGTGAACTAATAAATTCACTAAGAAATTCTTAGATAAAGTAATTTCAAATGTAGATTTACTTTATAAATAATATAACAATGGCAGTAACAAAACGAGATAGTAAGGCAGAACTTATGGAAGAAGTGCATAAAGCCTATAAAAAAGCGGAGGCTTATGAAAAGGCTTATTGGAAAATAGATATACTTAACGATAATTTATATATACGAGCATACCGATTGTGAATTGCTTTGTTTATATCTTTAATATTTAATTTTATACAGTTTTTTAGTTCTTGACCTATTTGCTAAAATGTTCTGGACAATAGTATGAGCAATATTATTCATAGAGTTCTGAATACCTTTGATTATATTGCTAATAAGTTATATTAGTGAGAAGAGTAATATTGGTTGTATAATATTTGGTATTGTATTTCGGTTGCTAATAATTATATTACTCTAGTCACAAAAAATCATAACCAAAAAAAGAGAGATGTTTATTCTCTCTTTTTAAGTTGGAAAGAATTTTTTATTTCCTCTTTCCTCCTCTTCATCCACAAGGCATATTATATATAGTTATGATATAAATGTAAAGTAAATTGATTATTTTAAGACACGTTTATATTCACAGATGAATAATTATTCAGCTCAGAATTTCTACGTGTCTTATTTTCATTTCACTAACGGTACTTACTGAGCTCTCTATCTGCATCAGCTATTTTCGCTCTAAGTTTGTCTGCTGTATAGTGTAAAATTCACTGAAAATTCGTATCATTCACTAAATGTCGTATAATTCATAACTGTTTGATACAATTATTACATTCTGTCTTCAAAGTTTCTAATCTTTTTATCTCTTCAGAGTTATCTACTTTTATGTATAGATAAGCATCAGCATAATAACATCATCCACTAACTAATTCAGATGGTTTATGCTCTACTTCATATATATTAGTAGATAGCTTTCATTTCTTTCTTCCTTTATAATTGTCCTTAATAAATCTCTTACCCCCTCTACCTATCCAACTAACAGCGTGTCAGTAAGTAGAAGCTCAGAAAGATGTTCAGTTTAATACTCAGTTATCGTCTCTATCATTCTTATAGGCAGTATTTCATTTATATCAGCTACATAGTGTATAGTTCTTTTGTAAGATTTTATCAACTAATTCAGTATCATATAGACTAACTCTATAATATACAACCTTACCTAAATCTGAATGATGTTCATTCCAATAGTCAGCTACAAGATTAACAGCCAACTTAATATACCATCATTCTCATTTAACTCTACCTCTCTTATAGCTTTCTTCTACTATCTCATCTATCTCATTTTGTTTCCATTCATAGTTAAACAAGTCTGAGACAGCTCATAAAGCAGAGTATAAAGTACAGTGAGGAGTAGTTCATTGGTTATACTCAAATATCTTAGTATCTTGCATAGGTATCTCTGGTAGAGTATCTATTTCTTCGGCAGATAATAAAAAATCAGAGGTAGCCTCCCCTAATCATAAACATCAGTTAATGTCAGCCATTGTTATTTTTTAGAAGATAAAAGCTGTACAATTCCATCAAAATCTAACATCTCCTTTCCATCTCCTCTATCAAGTATAGCAGTAGGTATTGAAGTTATATCTAATAAGTCTTCTCAATACTGCATAGGAACAAAGTTATATCCATTCTCACTACACCATTTCTCTACGTATGGTCTAAGTTGATGGCATTTAGAACAGTCCGGTCAAAAGACATAAGTTAATTCTTTTTTGCTCATTTTGTATTTATTATAAATTAAATGTCTGAAGTCTTCTTTGCTTCGTGAATATCACTTCATATTCTTTCTTGGTTTTGTTGAAATAAACATAGCAACTCAAAACTACATTTCCAACAAGTCTCTTTCCATCCTATCCCTTGTCTGCACTTATCTCATTCTACTCAGTATCTAAATTTATCCATTTGTGTTTTTTTGGCATTAAAATACATCATTCTTTATACCATTGTGTAGGGTCGTGTATATCTCTAATGCTTAACCACTCTTGTAATTCCCTCTGTATCTCTGGCAATAATACCCTAGAAGTTCTACTTGTTAAACTCTCTATCTGCTCTGGGAATATCATATTGCTAAACAAAGTGTGGATAGCATCGTGAGTTGTGACCTTTATCATTTCACAGTTCAAATCGTTGTTATCTCATCATCTGCTTTTAGGAAGCCAGTGATGTATGTTATATTTATTTTCTCTTTTCATACTTGCTTTTATATGCTGAAATAATTTTCCTCATTCTAGCATTAGTAAATAGCTTGCTTATCTTATATATTATCCACTCAATATAGTCCACCATATTTATCATTTAAGTAAAGCAGCCCTCTTTATCCTAATAGATATTAATTCTTGTTCTGCCCATTCTTCAAACAAGAATTTTTTAGCATTATCAGGTCAAGGCTTCCATCCATCTCAAGTCCAATACTCGCTTCTTCAGTTCGTCCTCCAGTCTTTCTCGTTCTCATCAAATCTCAATATAACATAGTTATCTTTATATTTGTGTGTTGTTTCTTTCATTTTTGATTAGGCAGATATAAAGTATCTTTATACTGCAACTAAAAATAGATAAATCAATAGTAAATTTTTTCTTTAGCTTGACTTATTTCTTTTTGATTTCACTTAGTACAGTTTTTATTCGGTCTAAATCAACTTGCATTTTAGTTAGTCTGCTATCTAAGTCTAAATCTTCTATCTTCTCTACTCTCTTTTCTATGTCCTTTACCTTGGAATTTAAGTTACTCCAAGCAACTCAAACTCCAAAGATAAAAGCTATCAATGTTACTATAGTATTTGGGTCAGTTATGTAGTTAAATATTACTTCCATTTTTTTCATTTTCTGTAGGTAAATCTTTCATTAAACTATCTGGCTCTGAATACTGCATACTCTTTTGACCGAAATAGAAAGCAATGATAGATAGCATAACATTGTTAAATAGAGATGTTTCTACTCATTGTAGGGTTAGATACACAGTTTGGAAACCTAGTATTAATACCATAATTATTAATACTAATTTGGTTACACTTAGTTTAGTTCGAAAGTTCTTCATCTTATTTTGATTAAAAGATAAATTTTTGTTTTTTCTACTTCTTTTTTCATCATCTTCCACAAGCCATTTGTTATTATATTAAGAGTTAAAATTAACTAATTCAGTAGACATATATAGGGTCTGCAGATGAATTATTAGAGAATACTAAAGAGCTATTTATATCAACATAGGCTACAGTATTATCGTTGTATAATTTTTTCATCTCAACTTTTAAGCTTCCTCCTCATTGAATAATAGTGCTTATTACATCTGTGGGAATAGTGGCAGAACTAGCGTAATATTGGCTGTAACTTCAGTATCTGTATGTAGCCACAAATAAAATAGCCTTGTATCAAGTAATACTAAGTGTTTTACTTCATTTCCGTGTCAAAGTAGCCAAAAGTGTAAAATCTCATCATCAAGCAGCATCCGCCCATCAAAAACCACTAGCTCATTTTGTTAGAACTTGTCCTTCAGTTCATCAGCTAGGTACTTCGTTTACATCATCCCATCCATATCAATTACTATTCCTTTTCAAAACTTGGTTAGGAGTTCATAGATTTGTAGGGTTAAATCAAGCTCATATACCAGCTAGTTTTGTACTTCATCTATATAAAGCCATTTATATATTAATTATAAATTAAATTAACTAACTATTGTAAATGTTCAGTTAGAAGTAAATCTATGTACGCACATCCCATCACAAGTATAACAACAATCTCATCAAGTAGCACTCATAAATCAATAACTTCAATCTGTAGGATAGCATATATCTACTACTCATTGACATCACTTTCAAGGATATCAACTACTATAACTACCTCATCATCAACTTCAATAACAAGTGGCATCGCATCAATCATAACTAGCATAGTAACTTCATCAAACTCATCAAGTACCTGTATGACTTCTACAACGGCATCCTCCTCAATCTCATCCCCATCAATAGCATCAATATCATTGTCATCAAGCTCATCATCTTGAATAGCTAAATTCAGCATCTCATCAATTTCATCTGGCTCAAGCTCATCAAGGCATATATTGTGAACTTCAACAACTTCACGATATATAATTCTTATTAAAACTTCCAAATTTACCTCAAGTTGCTATAATACATCATCCTCAATAATCTAATTTACTATTTCATCAACTTTCATATCAAGTACAACAATTTCATCAGCATCCTATTGTTATACCTAAACATCACTCAACGGATATTCTTCATAATATTACCTCTCATCAAGCACCACCCATAGAAGTAGAGCCTTTTCTTGGTGCTCATCATCATCACACAACCATATAATTTACATAGCATAAACCATCTTCGTGGGCTATCCTAAACTCTCAACTTTCTGTGAATGTATGAGTTATTATTCAACCTTCACAAGTAATTACTCCTCATTCTGCTTTTTCAAATCAATAACTTCAATCTGCTGGGTATGATATTTTAACTATTCATCAAGCTCAATTTCCTCAAGGATAACCTCATCCTCATCATCATCAACAATTAGTTGCATTAGTAGCATATGCACAAGGACGGCAAGTAGATGAGTTATATCTGCAAGCTCAATTTCATCATCAATCACATCAAACTCAATAAGTACAAACTCATCAACCTCATCATCATCATCAATATCAACATTTTCAAGCTCATCAATTAGATGCTGTAGTATAAACTGAAGAACAACTACCACATCAAGTCGCTCATCATCATCAGCCACCCATCATTTCAGTATTTCAAGAATATCATCAATCACATCAAGTTCAACTAATACCTCAAGTATAGCAAGAAGTACAACGTTGATTTCCAGCTCATCATCATTGTGCATATACTATACTTCATATAGTAGTATTTCATCATTCTTCTCAACAAAATGCTCATCATTTACCTCATTTACCTATAATAACTGGCACAGATACTGGTATTTGCTCGCAACATCATTCTACTACATTTCAACCTCATCATCATCATCAAGATGGACAATATTGGTTATTATAACAATAATATCATCATCAACCTCATCAACCAACAGCTAAATAATCTATATAATAAGGTCATCATCAACCACTACTTATTGCATCAATACAACAAGAATATTTATCTAAAGTTATATCTCATACAGTTACTCATTTATTCTCTATAGCTGTACATATATCAGCTTTAGCATTCTGTAATCTGCTTATTTCACTAGCTATTGTCATCTATTTTATATATTAGCAAGTAAAGTTTCAACATCTCCTAATACATCATATATAGCATTCATACTAGGTGCTTTATCTACTACTCCATCCCAACTAGGTCAAAAAGCTGTATTATCTACAAAACTTCAAGCCTCTCCATCTGGTGTAGAGTATAATGTTTCATCATCATAAGTCCCTAGATTATCATAATCTGATTGTGATAAATGTATGATATTATCATAAGTATTATTAGATGATTGTATTCAAGTAGCTGGTGCGTCACAATAAGCATATCCAGTAGCAGTCTTTGTAAGTATTTGTCAAGTTGTTCAGCTTCAAGGCGTGAACTCTGAAACAGTTACAGCTCAAGTATTGCCATTAACAGATAGAACTCAACTGTTAGATATAGTAGTTCAACTAATAGATATTCAGCTACCATTGGTTAAGTCTGAAGCTGTAATAAATCAAGCATTATTAGATAAATCTCAAGTATCTGTAGGAACTGTAATATTTGCTGTTACATTTGAAGTAGCATTAGCTCAGAAAGTATTAACAGTAGTACCGTTTTTCTGAATTGTTAAAGTGGCTGTTCATATTGTAGGAAGTCAAGATAAGTCACAGTATTTACCACTTGTAGCAACAGCAGCTAAATCTGCACTTTTTGCATAAGGAGTTAAGTCGCTTGCTACCAATGTTCAAGTACAAGTAGTATAACCACATCAGTTAGAAAGTTGATTATTGTTTGTAGGGATACTAGATATTACACTTTCTATTTTATCATATACAGCATTCTTAGAAGGTGCAACAGTAGTTACTCAATTCCAAGAACTACTATAAGCAGCATCAGATATATTAGAAGCTGTAAGAGTACCAGTACAAGTAGTATATCAGCATCCATTAGTTAATTGATTGTTATTTGTAGGTATTGTAGGCTTATTGTACAGATTGTTATAGTTGAAAGCATCTGTGTTACAGTTGTTAGGGTCATATACACTCTTTAGCATATCTCAAGCTCAAGCACAACTTAGAGCGTCTGCTACTGCCTTTGCTGATGGATAATGTGCATCATCAGCTCAACTTAAAGTACATACCATATTAGATACATCTTGTTTAGATGTAGCATATCAGTCATAAGTAGATACTTTACCACTAGTAATTCAAGAGTTTAGAGCATCTAATTGACTTTGAGTTAAAGGAGTTTCGTTAACAGTATATTGGTATTCCCATTGGCTTGTTTGATAACTATATCTAGTCGTTTCTCCACTATGGTTTTCATCAGATTTAACTATTGCATAATCGTTAGTAGTAGGAACTCTAACTACTCATCCACTGTAATATGTTGTAGCTCAAACCAACTCAGCATAAGTATCAAATTGGTCTCAAGCTGCATTCTTTGTAATATAGAAAGCTGCTAAAGCGTTGATAGAACTATTTACAAAAGCCTTATCTGCTAATTGATTAGAAGTAGTAGCAGCACTAGGTATCTTTCAGTTAATTGCAGATACACAGCTATTTAATACGCAACCTTGTTTTGCACTTAATGCTTGATTAGTACAAGAAGAATTAAGAGCATCAATTACTCAAGGTATTGTAGGAAGTCAAGTTAGGTCGCAGTATTGGTTAGTTTTTCATACACAGCTTATATCACAAGTTTTAGCATAAGGCGTTAAATCTGATGCAACTAATGTACCAGTACAAGTCGTATAACCATTAGGGTTAGTAGAGTTGTATGGGGTGTATCATAGAGCGTCAGTTACATCTGTGCTACTAATTCAAGTAATATATCAACATCCATTTGCTAACTGACAGTTATCAGTAGGAATATCAGTACATTTAGCATAAGGACTTAATGCTGCAGAAGTGATATAACCACATCCGTTTGCTATTTGAGAGTTATCAGTAACTCTACCAGATAGGTCACAATATTTTCAGCTTGTAGCGACTGCACATAAGTTAGAGCTTAATGTGTAATTATCTAAGTTAGAAACAGTTTTATCGATATATCAGCTATCATTCTCTATATCAGACGTTTTAGTAGGCACACTTATATCTACTCAGCTATTAGAAGTTTGATTAGCACTAAAAGTGTTAATTTGTACTCAGTTTCTACTAACCGTCAAAGTACCATTTCAAATGGTTGGTTTATTCTTTATGTAATCTATTTTAGAGCTATCAGTTTGCCCCCAGTCAGATTGTTTTAAGTCTGAACTTACAAGATAACCAGCATCATTAACTAATTCACTTACATTATCTCAAGGTTGTATAGATGTGGCTCATAATGCAGCTCAACTTCTAATAGTATCTAAGTCTGATATTACATCTTGCTTAGTAGTTAAGTCTTGCTTTGTAGCAATAACTGTTGTATCTACACTGATTTCATTAGTATCTTGGTCTAAGTCTATTCATTCTCATTCAACTAACTTCTTTTGATAATCGCTTAGGTCTATGCTTCATCATAATGGGTCTCGGTCACTACCAGTCCAAGCTACATTAGTTCAAGCTGGGTAATCTTTACCATCTTTAGTGAAAGCATTAACTACATTATAAGTATCTCATACTTTCAATCACGAAGTAGGCAAGTCTGCATAGTAATCAACGCTTCCCTTGTATTTGTATAATCAAACTCATCCTCATCAGTTGCTGTTAGTTATGATTTGTACCATCTAATTTAGAATTAATAATTTAAAGGCATTTCTGGTTCTGCTATTCACTGCATATCTACTGGTGCATTAACTCATTGTTCTCTAGCTTCTCATAAACCCTCACTCAACCCTTCTTCCATTCACATTTCCATTCATTCATTTAATCACTGATTAAGTCAATATTGATTTCATTCATTCTCTGGGATACCTAATGCAGCCATTATTTCTTCATCAGACATTCAACCTTTTCTACTTACATTTACATCATATTTATCTGTAAGTTCTTGTGGCAGTCTTTCAGAAACTACACTATCTACAACCTCATTAAGTTTATTCTCTAATCTCTCTACTTGCTGTAATAGCTGTTCAATAGTTACTCTATTAGACATTCATTGGTTTATGTTATCATTGCTTTCTTGTATCTTTTGTGCTACATTCTCATCTAAGCTAGAAAGTTGATTATCAATATCTTCTTTGATTTTAACAACATATTCTGCCATTAAATCAAGCTTTCCATTGATACCAGAGAAATTCTTAGAGCTGTTTCAATCATTAGTGGCACTTGTGTCAACTACTGACTGTTTAACCTCCTCTAAAATATTTCCAAGGCTATCTAACCTCTTATAAACATCATATCAACCTTTACCTTTGATTTCTTTCTTGATTTCTGCTAAACCTTTTCTTACCTCTTTATCATCATAGATTTTTCTGCTCTTTACAGCATCTTTAATAGACTTATCTATTCTATCAAATCTACCATTAACAGAAGTAAAGTAAGGTGCAGCAGTTCTACCCCAAGAATATTTATTAGAGTAAGCATCAAGCTCATTACCTCAGAACTTATATCTATCATAATCGCTCTCAAGAGTATCTCATCCATCAAATACGTATAGATATACTTTTTCTGGAGAGTATCTATCAAAGCTGTAAATATACCATCAGTATCATAGTTCTTTACATACACCGTTCTCTACCATTACATTACCGTTAAGGTCTATAATCGTAGCTAATGGAGTTAGTCAAGTCTTTGGCACTCATCCATCTGTAAAGTTTACTGCAATTTGTTCCATAATTTATGGTTTATATTAACTAAAATCTTTGTCCAAAATCTACAAGTCACTCTGCTGTTTTTCAGCGGACACTTCTTCATATAGCATCCCAAACACTTATCTTTTCTGGCACTTCTGGTGCGTTCTTTTCTATTATATTTTTAGCCGCTTTCTTCGTAGCAATCATCTTACCTCCATTGATAAGCAATTCTAATACTCAAGGTAGAGATGGATATATGTTCTTTGCTAGTTCAGCAGCTTTTTCTGGGTCATATATTGCCAAATGAATAAGCCAACTATCAATTTCTCTATTTAGGTCATCGCCATAGTATTTTTTAGCTTGAGATAATAGCTCTCTTAAATTTCATTTTAATACCTTTTCTCAAGCCTCAGAAGCGGCAATTTCTCATCAAGCTTCAGATGTCCTTCTAGTGAGTTTTCATAACACATCATCAAGTCACTGCAATATATCTGACTTACTCCAACTCTCTTTAGCAAGTTTACCATAATCTCATCATAATCATTCAGATATTTGTTCCATAGTATCTTTAATAGCACCAACTATCTCTTTAGTTCATTCAGTTCAAGCTGACTTGCTTTCTACTAACTTTGTAAGTTCCCAAAGGTTAGAAGCATTGAACTCTCTACCTTCCTTAACAAACATCTTATTCCATTCTTCTTTTAGAACATCTATTAACGCTACATTGTCTTTTCAATATCAGCTCTTTAATAGTTCTTCTCTATCAACTCTAAATTCATATTTTCTTCTTCTTTCTTCTTCGGCAGCCTTTTTAGCCTTTTCTCATTTTTCTATATCTTTTATCTCTAATTCTCTATCCCTTTGTTCTGGAGATAGCTTTGATAATCTTTCTCATTCCGCTTTAGCCGCATCCTTTTCTGCTTTATATGTAGCGGCGGCATCTCTTTCTCTAATCAACTGTTCTTTTCTAGTTTCTCAAATCTGAATTTCTGGACTTACCTTAGCTGTCTGTTCTCACATAATATCTGGGTTCTTTGATTTAGCAAAATTCTCATTTAATCTACTTGCTAAATCTGATGGGTCTTCTTCTCATTTGTAAGCCCTTTCAATATCTCTTTGCTTTCATTTTAACAAAGTCACATCATCCTTAACCTTTTTCCTAAAATTAAGAAATCTTTTTATTATTTCTTTCTCTGGAGTTCTCTCTGGGTTGGTTCATTTGCTTTCTTTAATTATCTTAATCTTTTCAGCAGATGATGTAGGAGTTTCTCAAGCTAAAGCGACTTCTCCTCTTTCAGTAATTCATCAGAAAGATTTAGCCAGCTTTCATATTCATCGCTTTGCAAGCTTTCATAAGCTTTCTAGTCATCATTTTAGTACCATATTAGTAAGTGCTGATTTAGCATATTCTGGTACATCTGATAACTCTCATTCATAAGCATCTTCAAGAGCTTGGAACTCTGCTCATCATTTAAGTCATTGATATAACCATTTTGCATATTTAGCATATTTAGGAAGTTTTGTAGCAGCTAATTCTGGAGTGGCGGCTCAAGCTGTTGATAATTCAGTTAAAACTATACTCATTATATCTCAGAACACTTGTCAAGGTTCTGCTCAAGCTTCATTTGGGTTAAACAAGTATTTCTCTGTAAAGTCATCGGCAAGTTGCTTAAATGTTTTATCAGTAGCAACTGCTACATCTCATAAGTAATTGTTATATTCTTCCACGCTACCTATAAATCAGTCCTTTACAGCATCATCATATCATTTATATAGGTTAGCGTAATCTTCTGAAAATTTACTTGGTAGCTTTCAAGTTGCCTTGTATTCATTATATCATTGTGTAGATACTCATTCAACAGTAGCAGTCTTTCTTGCTATTTCCTCTTGTTGCTTGTCTAATCATAGCTTATCTCAAGCTATTTGAGTAAGTCATCATATCTCTCTAATAGGAGTTGCTACGGTGCTTCATAAGAAGTTAAGAATTGGGTTAGTTCACTCTAGCTTTTCTTCTTTAGGAGTTCAATATGGAGTAGCGTTCTTCTCTGTTATGAAGTCCATAACATCATTAAGCTTTCATCACTTCATAATATAATCATCTATTGCCTTATTCTTTTCTTCATAAGTATCTGGGTACTGGTTCTTTAGAACATTCTTCATATATCATATAATGGCTTCTGGCTCTTTTTTAATAGTATCTTGTAGCAACTGTGCTGAAGCATCATCTTTTATGAGTTCTTTATTCTGCATCATATAATCAGCGAATATATCTACAAGTCATCATCTTCTCATCTCTAAGTAATCGGCAGCCTCATTTCAGCTTGTAAGATTTCAGTTAGCCATCGCTTTTCTAAGCGTTACTCTGTGTTTAATTAAATCAGAAACACTCTTAGCAGTATTTCTCTCTTGCAGAGTATCAACTGAAGTAATATCATCACGAAGGCTTTTATATCAAATAGGTTGTTCTGCTCAAATACTTTTATCTGCAATATTTTGCTGTTGCATAGTATTCTGTATAGCTGTGTTTAGCCTTCTTTTATTTTCTTGAGATTGGCTCAATATTCACATTTGTTGTAATATTACAAACTAAAATCTTTTCCCTTTTCTTATGTTCTGCATATATGAAACAAAGTCTTGTGGTTCTTTAACGTTTCAATCAGTGCTTAAATATCAATTATCCTTTAAGTATTGGTACAAGTCACTCTGTTCTTCGAATGCAGAGTATTTTCTTCACGTTGCACTTTCGTGAGCTGTCAATAGGTTTTTATATACATTAGGTCAAATTAAATTACCGTATAATCAGTTAGCTCTAGTAATCATACTTTGTAAGACTTCTTCTAACTTAGCTGTATTATACTCTTGTCAAGCCTTTATAGTAGGGAATAGTTTTTCATAGTCTTCTGCTTCTTTTTCTGAGAAAGCCGTTCAAGATATATTCTTCCTATATGCTTGTATAGCCTCTGCTATTTTCGTAGTAAGTCAAACTAATCTACGGTCTGTTGTATTCCCTAAAGCATTGGCAACATCTTCAAGATTTCATTGTAATATTCAAGTTTCTCATCAAGCTGCATAATACGCCTCAAGAGCATCCTTAATTGCAACTAAATCTATCATTGCAGTTTCGGCGGCATTTAGCTTTTCTCTAGTAGCACTATCTGATGCCACATTTCTTGCGTTAGACATTATATATTCATAAGCTGTCGTGTATTTTCATACATCCAAATACTTTTGTACAGTATCCATAAAATCTGACCTAGCCTCATTAGAAGGCATTTTTGGTTTTATTATATTGGCAGCATCTATAAAAGCATCCCCATATTCACTTTGTTTATATTCATTTGTCTTTATTCATTCTGGCACATAGTAACCAGTAACGCTAGACTTTTTATAATCTTTATATCTAAGTCAAGTTCCTTCATTACTCTCTAACACAGTTATTGTATCTCCATTATCTGAAACTACTATTCAAACGTGACCGTGTTTTTTAGTTTCTGGAGTTGCTCGTGACTGAGTTCAGTCAAAGTAAGCTACTGCTCATTCGGCTGGCACTTTGCTAGTAGCATAAGGCTTTATATCATTAGCCTCTGATAGTTTGATGTTATCTCATACACTTCCAAGATAGTCATTTACTACTGTTCAGCATCATCAACCTCTTATCTTTCATCATCAAGTTCATCACTCAGATGCGATATCATATTTTGTTTCAAGGTCGCTTATAAAATTATTTAATGGCTGTATATTAGTAATATATGATGTTCCATCTCAAGTAGTTCATCAAGTAGAAATTCCACCAGCTCATACACTTACTTGCTTAAAAGTTTTTGTAGCACTGTCCCAATATCAGTAAACAGCCTTTCAGTCACTATTGTATCAAATAATCTGTAAATTAGGTTCAGAGAGCATAGATTGCATCTGTTGATATTCTGGCTTCTGTCTAAGGAAAGACATAAAGTTTTCTTCAAGAGCTTGTGATAAGCTAATACCTTTGTTTTTAGCTAAAGCCATAACATCGTTAATAACTTGTGCCATAGGTCTTTGAATAATGTCTCCATACTGTTGGTATATAGAAGTAAGAACTCTATCAAGAGCCATCTGTTTCTGAGTATCTGTACCATAATCAGCTTGGTCTAATGTAACATTAGTAGCAGCATATTGAGCTTGTGCTAATTCAGACATTCATTGTGGTGTATATTGATAATACATACCATATTGCTTTTGTAGTTGATTTATAGCATTCTCTCAAACTCTGTTCCTTTCTTGTCTTTCAGTCTGCATATAGTTCATATATCATTGTAATCTTGTGAGTTCAACATTGTTGTTCTCTTTTTCTCTAAGCAAATCAGCATTAGTATCTTGTGCCATAGCCATAAGCGTAGCTTTAGTAGCTCAAGGATATTTCTTTACTAAATCTTCATAAGTATGTTTAACCGTATTATCTATATCTAAGTTTCTTGCTATTATATCAGCAGCATCTTTTGCATATTGTTTTTCTTCATCAGTAGCATAGTTCTCAGTTCTATCATCTATAAGGTTTCCATCATTATCTAGGAATAATCATTGAGACTTTAACCATTCAATAGCTTTAGAAGTTATTGTATCTTCGCTCTCTCAAGATAATATACTTGTAGTATCTAATGAAGTTTTGTCTTTTATCTTATCCTCAGCATCTTGCTTAGCTTGTAAAGCAGCTTGATACTTTGCTGGGTCTGTAGTCTTTAACATAGTAAGATAGTCTTCTGGAATGTCCCCATAAGCTATTCAATATCAAATACTATCTGGAGTTAAAGCATCATATTTACCGTATTTTTTATTATTCTCAAACCATTGATTAAGGAAATCTATTTGAGCTTGGCTTCTTCCTTTTCAGTTAATAAAGAAATCATCAAATGCTCTCTTATCGTTAAATAGATAAGGCATTGTTTGTTTATATCATTCTAGGTTAGCAGCGATTTCAGCCATTCTTTCTGGACTATCACTTTGGTAGTCCCATCATTCTGATGGGGTTTCTCATCATTCTGGTTTAGTCTCTGGCTTAACCTCTTGTTGCTTCTCAGTAGCTCAATATTTAGCTAAACTAGCTCTAAGATTTGGGTTTTCTTTTAGCTTCTGCTGTTGTTCTTCATAAGATAAACTATCCCAATATTGTCTAATCTTATCTCATCACTGTGTCTGAGTAGTTTGTCATTTAACCTCGTAATATCAGCTAGTAGGGTTATATGTGTATTGTCATTGTCATTGGTTTACATAAGGACTAGAACTAGGGTCGTTTTTAGTAGTAATTCATCATTGTCCTTGATACTCTGGCTTAGATGTATAAGTAGTAGTTGGGGTAGTCTTAGAAGCTGTAGAAGTTGTGCTGGTAGTAGATGGAGTAGATGTTTTTGTTCATCCTATCTCAGCAGCATATTCTTTAGCAAATCTTTGGACATTAGCATTATCTTTATTCTGGTTTACCCAGTCTTGTTGCTGTTGTTTAGTAAGCTGTTGATAAGCTGATTTCATTTTATCGTAATCGTATGCCATTTATATATTTATACGGTTAAATTCCCTTGAGGGTATAATTAGTTGTAAATAGGTATTTTTCAACAATTCTTTTGTTTTTTGTATTGACTTTATGCTGTTTTTGTTATCGTGAGTGGGACGCTTTCAGATGTCCCAAATGCTGTCGCATCAGACTTATACATATTCATCCATAAGTACACTATATCTCATTTACTTAGCGTAGCCGTAAACGTCCTCTCTATTCTTGAGTTATTGTATGGTCTTGTATAGTTATATAATAATATATCATCTGGGTATCATCATTTTGCAATTCTCCAATCATATTCATAAGCATACCTTGATGAAGTTCAGACACTGATAAACGTAAATGTATATGTTCAAGGATATGGACACTTCATTCATTGCCATCAACTTCATCAGTCATAGTACACAAATTTTCTAGTACCAGTAGAAGAATTAGTGTAAAAATTATATAATCACAACGCAGTAGGTCATTCTGGGAAATAGAAAGGTCAGATATATCAAGTAAACGTCTGATTTACTGAAACTGGTATAGGTTCTGGGACTTCATATATAGAAGTATCCATCAATAACTTAGGTGCGTTTACTCAAGGTATAACTGTAGCCATACCAGTTGTAGTATCATTATTTGCATTAAATACAGAGCTAGTGTCTATCGTGATTTCATCGTGAATATTATAATCTATAACGTTTGAAGCGTCTTTTTCTTTCTCTCAAATAACAGAGTATCATACAGTTTCTGCGTTCTTTCGAGCTTCTAATACTCACATTAGTCTAACATAGCATTATAATATAAATCTGCACTATATAAGTTCGTATCTTTGCTATACATAGCTCATCACGTCATCCAAGTGCAATTAGTTAAGACAAATTTAAACTGTATCCATTGAAATCTACAATTAAGTTTAAGTGTAGTGGCAAATGGACTTCTCATATCTGAAGTGGTTTTTAATCATTCATCATTAGGCTGTACTGGATGCCATTGCCAGTTCTCTGGGTTATCATCAATAGCATCAGCTTCAGTTCTATAATAGATATGTATATCTCAAGTATAATTAGTTCAACTAACTGTATTTTTAGGGATATGATATCAAACCCTTAGATACATACTTTGTTTAATCTCTGACATACTTGTTCAGAAGTAGCACATCGTTTGGACTTCTCCAGTAGTTGCTAATCACTCATTTACTCAAACTCTAACTGGTATATTATCAGCCCCAGATACGTTCTTATAATTACGTGTTATCATAATGTCGTTTCAATATACTCCGATAGCTCATAGATTATATCATTCTTCTACTTTATGCCATAATCACAATACATCATTGTAGTTTTTGTTCTTTGCTCAATATATATAAATTCAATTATTCGCTACAAAGTATAGTTTATCATCATAAACAGCCATTCAATTCTTAGTATCACTATCTATGTCTCAATCGGCTTTCTTTAATATATAGTATTGGTATCAGTTTAACAATCATAAACCTTTGTTACTCAATAAGTAATGATATCAGTTATATATACAGCTCTGAAGCATAGTATATCATTGTAATGGTATAACTTCTGTTGGTGCATCACTAACTTTATCCCATAGTAATACTTCGCTTCAATAAGGTGCATTTACAGCTACGGCTCTAATAAATCATCAAAGTTCATTAATAAATCTAATATAATATCATTTCTGTAACTCAAATCAATCATCTATATCCTTCCAGATTTCTCTAGTTACCTTCCACATTTTATTTACATCTCATACACATAAGCAAGTATCTGATGCGTATAATGGATGCCAGCTGTTGCTTGTTAAGGCTTCTGAGCATCTTCAGTAATCATCATCTGAGTTATTAGTAGCTTCTGCCATCTCTGTCCAGTTTAATCAGTTGTCTCTCTTATAATATAAGTGAGTTTGAGTGGAAATATAAACATATCAGTTAAATATCTCCATATCGCATATCTGCTCTGGCATTGTGCATAATAGAGTTACTCACTGAGAATTATATATGTATATATCATTCTCACAACATATTATCCATCAAGAGTAATCTCAATCTCCAGAAATAGAATACGTAGAACACACTACTTTATGATTTCAAGTAGTACCTCCACCAACATTTACTCATTTAATAGCGTCGGCATAAGCTGGCACTGGTTTAGGGAATATGCTTTTAGCATCTTCTCTTATCTCCATATCATTTGAGTAATAGAAAGAGTTTTTAATACCAGTAAAGAGGTCATCACTTAGACCTCCGTTTGCTCATCTAAATATTGGTCATATTTTAGTATTGTCAGCCATTAGTAGTTAAGGTAATTTAAATCTGGAAAGTATGCTGTATCAGCCAATTGTCATCTATCTACTATGTTCTGTATAGCTTTAATCTTTTCATTATCATAGAAAGCCCTAGAGTTAGTTCTTGCGGCTTCAAAGTTTACTCACATATTACCATACATTCGGTATTTTAGTCATTCTACTAAGATATAATGCCATCTTGCAGGAATAAATATATCTGTTTCTTCATTATCAGTTGTAGTTAATTCTGTATTATAGTTAAATCATCGAATTTGCATTTGTGTGCTTTCCTTTGGAGTAGGAATTAAATTAACGCTCTCTCTTGTGATAAAACAAGCAAGTGGCTCTTTAACACTTTCTCGCTTGTTTAAATCTACTTTGTCCACGAAATGAACTGGCAAATCTCTCCATTTTTTATTGTTTATGTCATACAACCATACTGCTTGTATCTTATGTAATGGAAATTTACCAGATAAATCTCATTCTATATTAGTGAATGTATATGAACTTTGCCCTGCTACTACATTTATAGTTTCTATATCAAATCAGTATCAACTATCAGAGTTCCTTATATCAGCACCAAAGTCTTCTATAACGAAATTAAGAAAGCGATATGCTTCTTCTGTGGTTACAATGTCCTCAGTACATCCAGTCTGCCTTCTGGCTAATGATATTATTTCACTTGGTTTCATTTATTAGTTAATGGAATATAAAGCCATCCTTTTATATTCGCCAGCTGTCCGAAGACAGCCAGCTATATAAGAGAATGAGGGACTAAGCAACATCAACTTTAATACATCTTTTAGCACCTTCAGTGAATGTTTTAATTCCGTACAAAGTCCAACAAAGATAGTTGTAACCAGTCTTTTTAGGTTCTTTGTTCTTCTGAACTGCAACATCTTTTTGGATAACCATATCAGAACATCCATATTGTCCAGCCCAGCAGTGAGCTACTTCTCCTCCTAGAGTTACTCCAGATTGAGAGTAAGCAACTGAACCAGCAGTAACGATTTCTACGTCTGAACCGTTAGCAACTCCTTTAGCATTTACTGAAAGTAATTTAGCTCTATCAGCAGCAGCAAATTCAACGTAATCTCCATCAGTTCCCATTACTCCGTTAATCATTCCGATTAAAGCAGCAGCAGTTGGTTTACATTCTCCAGCAGCAGCAGGTGCAGCTTTGAAAGTAATTGTAGCACCATTGATAGTTAATGTATCATTAGCAGCTAATGAAGAAACTGTAACTAAGTTAGAGTGAGCTACATTGTTAGATACGAAGATATTGAAGTTACCCCAAGTTCCTAAGTATCCCATTCCTTTAAGAGTTCCTCTTAAAGCAGCATCAGCTTGGTTGAAACCATTAACTAGGTTAGTTTGTTGGATGTTAGCTTTAACATCTGGAGTGATAACGAAGAACCAAGGTTTAGTATCTTCGATGTCGTTTGCATTCATTTTAGCTTCTGTAAGAGTGAATAGTTTGAATACATTAGCAACAGATACAGTTACTGGGTTTCCAGCAGTTCCACCCATATCTCCATCATCCATTGTGTATTCAGCGTTCAATACTTCTTGTAAGAAAGCACCATCGATATCTTTCTTCAAAGCATAAGTCATACGGTCGATGTATTTGTTAGCAGCATCGTATTTGTTCTGTTTAACATCGATTTCATCGATATATACAGTAGCTTCTTTTGACTTATTAACTACTAAATATTCGTCAGTAGCTGATACATCTTGTACAGTTACATCAACTCCTTTAGTGTAGTTGTTTACTACAACATCAGAGTAATATGGTCTATGTACCATATCTCCATCTCTAAGAGTAGCTTGTTCTTCCATTGAAGCTATCTCTCTTGCAATCAACTTTTTCTTCAAAAGTCTTTGAGTTCTCGCACTCCAGTATTCTGGACTAAAAGCATCTAAATTGTTTGCCATTGTTTATTAAATAAAGGGTTAAAACAGTTGGACTACTTTATATATCATTGTGCAGCTCTTTCTGTTTTTGCCATTCAGTCACTCCAAGCTAAGAAGTCATCATCACTCATTTCATTAAAGTCTGAAATGGCTTTTGGCTCTTTAACTTTAGTTTCTGTCTTTGGCACTCAAGTAAGAGTTGCTCAAGATTGCGACTTGTGTCTATATTGCTCGTCCAATAGCAATGTAGGGTCGTTTTGTGCAGCATATAATTGAAATGCCTCACTATACGATAAGTCCTTTTCGGTTCTTATCTTTTCAATACCTTCTTCGTGTCATTTGGCACTAGGGTATTTCTCATAGAAGTCAGCTTTTTCTTTTTGAGCTTCCTTCTCTAGTTCTTGTGCAGCTATACTTTCTTCTAGCTCTTTAAGTCTAGCTTCAAGTTCTGCTGTACTTTTAGCTTGAGCTTTAAGTTTCTCAACTTCTGCTCTTGCTTCGTTCCTTTGTTTTAGGAGTTTCATAACGGAAGACTGTTTTTCAGTTGTAGTATCAGCTTTAGGTTCTTCCTTAGGCTGTTCTACTACTTCTTCCTTAACTTCCTCAGTAGGTTGTTCTACTGTTTCTTGAGCTTGTGTTACTTCTTCGGCTTCTTGCTCGTCAGCTTTAGCCTCTAACTGCTCAATAGTCCCATCCAATTCGGCTTGGATGAGTTCATCTTGTGTCGGCATAATCGTAACAATTAAAGTATAAAATGTGCCTTATACTAGGGCGAAGGAGTTACAATTATATGTAGGTGCATAATTTAGGCGAACTATACACCCCATATAATACCCTCGACTTGTATCTCTATTAAAGACCTTCGACCTCTAATGAACTTAGAGCGTCTAATTGTTCTTGGACTTCTGCTTCTTTTGTAGCTTGTTTTTGGAGTTCTCTTTGTTTGAGTTCGTCAGCAAGCTTTTGTGGCAAATTATCAAAGCATTCTATCCATCGGTTTTCAGTTCTGTATAAGTCTTCAGTTGTGTAAGCATCTTCATAAACTATATTATCTAACTTATACTCGTGTGTTTTTCAAAGAAGTCTATTTATTCTCCAGTTCATTGACTTGTTTAAGTCTTCAACTAAAGCTTCTCTAGTTTCTTTGTCTTTTACCTTTAGACCTCAGATTAACTCACTAATGAATTTAATCTCGTGTCTAATCATATCAGCTTCAGAGTAGTAATTCGTTTCATAATATTCTTCTCTGTTTTCTCATTCTAAGAGAATTTTGTTTTTTTCTTCCTGTGCCTCTCTTAGTTTAGCAACAGCTTTTTCTCGCTCTTTGCTTTCTTTCAAGCTTTCAAGCTTAATAATTAATTCCCTCATTCTATATATAATTAGTAGATAAAAACTAATTTGTTTCAGTCTCTGTTGGAGTTTCAGTTGGAGTTTCTGTTTCAGTCTCAGTTGGAGTTTCTGTCTCAGTATCAATAGGCATAAAGTAATCTACTTCATCTCTTTGAGCTTGCTGTACAGCTGGAATACCCCACTGTCTTCTCTTTACTTCTTTCTTTAACATTGTTGCTTAATTAAGGGTTAAATAATTGATGCAGCAGTAGCACTTCACTGTCAAGGTATTAAGTCTTGCCTTGATGTGATAGTTTTATCAGCACTTTGCATAGCTTGGCTCATAGCAATATTGCTAGAGCTATTAGCCATCTCTGTAAAGGCTGGGTTTACTTGCTGTTGTAAAGGTAGTCTTACCATAGCACTTCTTAATGCTTGTAATACTACATCTTTAGCCTTTGTATTCTCAGCTTTCTGGAAATATACCCAGAAAGTTCTAAGATATTCTTGTGGATAACTGAACATTGACTTTGGAACTTGGTTAAGATTTATCATTTCAACAAAGTTCACAGCTACTGTTTCATCATTTTCTAATGGAACAAGAACATTTATCTCATTAGGTGTCTTTCCATTACATCTGAAACACATTCTTTGTGCTATTCTCTTTGATACATCTGGTGTTGTAGGGTTGTTTAGCACCATTCATAAGTATTTATCCCAGAAGATTTGTTCTTTTTCGTTCTTTGATTGCAAATCTGCCTTAGTTCATAGTATAATATGAGGCATTTGCTTAGTAAAGAAGTCATCTTTTTTGATAGGGAAAGATTTTACTTCGAAATTGCTAACGATAACAACTGATTTCTCATCAACTTCTGAGAAATTCTCTTGATAACCTTTCCATCGTTCAAACCAGAACCTCTTATCTCCCCAAGCATTGATTTTATTGTTAAGAAGTCCAATAATATTTGAGTTAGCTTGAGCAATTTGGCTTTCTGTGGCAGTAGTTCTACCTCCAGATACGATACCTTGTTGAAGACTATCAATATTAGTATCGTGCATAGCCTCATTTTCAAGAGCAGTAATCATATTTATGCTATCTGCTTTGATTTGACTTCTAGGCAACTCCATACCAACATTAGATAAGTTCTCCATAGTGTCAACAAAGATATTTCTACCATTTGTTGTAGGTTTAAGGATGTCGTCTTTGTTCTTAATAAGTCTTGAGTTCCAGATGAAATCTCCACCTAGAGCTTCTTTTTTGGCTTTTATGATGTTTAAGTTGAATAATATTGTCTTTGCGATTTGTTTATCATCCAATTTGTCACAGATACTCTCTCCAAATGGGTCATTTCTTCTAGGTTTCCAGTAGTTAAGTATAATAGGGAACTCTATCATATTAGGGTTTTTCTTTTCTTCCTCTAATACTGGCTTTAATTCCTTTATTCTAAGTACAGTTCTTCTAGCATTTGTAAGAGTAACTACATATTTTTTACCATCAAAGTTAGTAAAGTGATGATAAACATCTAAAGAGAAGTTAGTTTTTAGGTCATCACAGCAAGTTGGCATTACATAATTGTAGGCAGAGGCATAAGCTACCCAGTTTTGCTGTGTTTCTGGGCTAAAGTAAGCTCAAACTACCTTGTCTAACTGCTCTTTATCATAGCTTCAGTCAGCGATTAAGTCAACAATAGATGTAGTAAACTCAAATCAGTGAAATCTATATCAACTACCATCAAAACTACCCATTTGTGTAGGGATAGGGTCTGGTATCCAGCTTAGAGGGTTGATAACCATAAATTTTGGCATCTTTTTAACATCATCCCAACCATATCTATATCTAATACCTACTCAGAAGAAGTATCTATCTTGCTCTTTTTGGTAGTATAATTGCTGATAGTCTTGGTCGTTATTGTCAAACTCAGCCATATAATTAAGGTTATCTGCTTTATCTGCTGATACCCAACCATCTGCTGATGCGAAATTAACTGTAAGTCAGTCTGTATAAGAAGAAGCGATAAGCACATCTTCTGCATTCGCTATCATATTGATATTGATTTTATTTGGGTCTTTTGCTTGTTTATTCCATCTGATAACTCTATCTCTATATTGATTTCTTTTGTTTACAACATAATCAAATCATTCTTGATATTCTCTGTCAATTTGAGCTAAGAGTTTATCTATGTTTTCTTGGTCTAACACGTCTGTTATTTTCATACCATATATGGAAATATAAACTTTATTACCCACTTGATTATCTATAATATAGTGTATTTCAAGCTACCTTTTGTTTTATATCTTGACATATTATTATTTCAACAATAAAAAAAGTTAATTTTCTCTTGATTTTTTATTTTTTTTAGATATAAAGAGAACGACACGAGTGGTATAATCACTTGCGAGCGGTATGTTAAGAGGTCATCATCGCTTCCGTACTCATCCTATGGACACCTCAGTGCGACGCAGATGTTACGGTGTAGCCCAGAGTACTATGGGTAAACTTCTTACAGAGATATGAATAGGATACTCTCTTAGAAAGAGTTGCAGTTTTATTCATAACCGAAAGAAAAACAAAAATTTTCTTTCTCTCTGTAAGAGGTTTTGACACCATATCTAAGCCATTGTTTCCTAGTGTTCTGCAGTATGTTACAATTTTAGAATATTATATAAGAATATGATTTATAAGATAATATATAATATAGTGTGTAAAAATTTTCGCAATTTTTTTGAATTTTTAAATTTGCTCTTGATTTTTTATAAAAAATGTTTATACATTTCTTTGTGAAGACCTCTAAACTTACACACGCAAGCAAATTCTAAATTTCTTGCACCACAATAAACACAGTTCTAAACTGTGTTTTTTTATTTACTTATATATATAATGATTAAGTACAAACTAAAGTGAGTGTACACTACATATTCAGAAAAGTTCAAGAGAGATGTAATAGTAGTCCCTATGGTATGAAGGCGAATAGATGGTAAATATGATAAGTTTATATCTCCAGAGGAGGCGTTAGAGGTTATTAGCGACGCAGTAATTGACCCTAATGAGAAAAACTCTATCCTAAGTAAGAAGGATAGAGCAACTCTCTGAAACAAATCGTTATTCTAATACAACAAGTCATCATAATCAATTTCATAAGTACCAGTTATTACCTCACTATTTGCTTCTGTTTCTTGAACTAAGAATATCATTCTAAACATAATAGCATCTGCAAAGTCTGGAGAGCGGTTTATTCTTCTTTTGAGGTCTTTTTTATCCTCTATTTTTACTTTACCATCAGTATCTATACCAGATATAAAGATATTTTCTAATTCTTCAGATAATTTATCTCTAATAACTCAGTCCGCATAAACTCTTATAAGCCTCTTTTCCATCATTTCCTTAAGTTTAAAGTAGCATTGAGCTTTTAGATTTGCATAGTTTCTAAGGATAAATCATTTTTTCTCTGGCTCAAATCTATAAGGTCTGGAATTATTAACAAAGTTTGTACAGCCTCTAAGCAAATCGGCTAATCAACCTCAAACTCAGTCACTATCTACTACTATATTATGTCTAGCAACTCAATAAGAGTATTCTAAGTCCTTTATTCTATTGGCTATATCATCAATAGTATTCTTATCATAATGAAGAATTTTGATACATTCTAAGCCTCTCCAAATGCAAATAACAGTCTTATCATCTCAAAGCCTAGCAACATCCACTGAGATATAAGTTGTATCTTTCTTTTCTACATTAGTTTCGAACAAGTCTTCTATCTCATCGTGTCTAAATAGTTTTCCAGCATCTCAAGACCAGTCAAAGTTTCAGTATAAAAGTCTTTGTTTAGTAATCTCATCTGTTGAGTTCCTAAGCTGTGTGATATACTCTGGGTCTATATAATCATTATCTGTCGCTAAAGATGGTATAAATATCGTATCTTCTGGCAATGTTCAAGACTTTCGTGGTGTATAGAAAGTTCTTTTAACTCGTCACTGGTCTGGGTTAAATGTGCATAATAACTTAGGTATTAAGCCATATTCTCTATTTTTCTGCCTAGCAATACGAGTTTTTAAGATAGTAACAGCTTGTTCATCTATCTCATTCGCTTCATCTATAAATCAACCAGTAAGCTCTAATGAACCAAATCTAGTGAATAAAGGGTCTGCTGGCTGCGTGGCACAGTCTAATAAGAGAATTTCTGAACCGTTGCTAAACTTTATAATATTATACTTCTTATCAAGATGTCACATAAACTCTTTAGGTATTCAGTAGTCTTGTCAGAGTTTATAGTAGGTATTAACTGTGGTTTTCATAAGATTAGATAATTCCCTACGTCAGATAAACCACCTTGTTCAAGGGTATCTCCAAGCCATATACCATAACCACATAACTCCTATATAAGACTTCCCTCATCCAGCTCATCCTCAGTATCAGATATTCCTATATCTATTATCTGTAAGAGCTGCCCAAGCCTCCGCTTGTTTCTCAGTCATCTCAAAGTTAGGTTGGAATAGTTTAGCCATCGTTTTCTGGTTTATCAGTTAAATCTTCCACTACTTCCCCCTCTACAACAGTAGATTGCTTATGTTTAATAGTAATAGTAACCTCTCATATTCCACTAAATCACTGGTTCTCTTCTTTCTGCTTTCATACTCATAATCTATTAAGTCTATCTTTTATTCAGTCCATCCTAACGGCAGCTGGTATATCCTCATTCTGTATCATTTCCATCTGTAACTCTAAACATAACTCAGCATCATCTGCTAATTTCTGTATAAGATACTCCTTAACTTTCTCTACTTTCTTCATCTGCATTCAGTTAGGTCTATCACTATCTATCCATTCTTCCCTATTCCCTAAAGTACCTTTAGCGGCTCTATAAGCAGCAGTAGCATTATGTGACTGTAAATACTCATCTACAAAAGCTTTCTGCTTCTCTGTTAAACCTTTCTTTACAGCTAATCTATCTGGTCACTTATATTTTCAGCTTCAAGGCTTTCAGTCCCTAACTATCTCTCTAGTCCCTACTAAGTTCTTAGTCTTTTCGTTAGGTCAACGTTTAGGTGCGTTCTCTCTTTTTACTTCCATCTACTCTTTTTAGAATGTAAAGTTTTTTCTGAAATCTCCTCTGGTTTACCTTGTTCTATTCTTTTCTTCAAATCTTCTACTCCCCAAGCCATAAAGGGTTTCTTCCCAAATACTAAGAAATACTCATTCCTTAACTTATCTATTTCCCCATTCTCTACATCTCCCCCAAATCTATTAAATAACTCCTTCTCTAACTTGCTCAGAAACTCTAATACATCCCAAGTAGGTAAACTCTCAAACCTATGCGAATACACTCTGTATTCATTTATAAGCTTAAGTAACGCTTCAGCCCTCTCTGAAGCTTCTCTTCTCTCCACTCCAGCGTGGTTGTTTTTATTCTGAATGTCGATTATTCAACCTCCATTCTTGTTGTTTGCATCTAAAAATTCAGCCATTATTTATGTTTAAGAAATTAAATCAAATCTGACGCTTTCATTATCCCAAATGTTTTCACAATTGAACCTAAATCTTTCTCTCAACCATTACCACATTCTACCACGTTCTCGGTTTTAACCTCTATTTTTCCTTGGTATCATTCTGTTATCTTATTATAAAAATCATCATAAGTATCCTCAGAACCTACTAGCCCCTTTTTCTTCATAATATTATAGCATTTCCTAAGCGAATAATCTAATAGCCCCTCTAGCCTCTCATACTCCTTATTTAAGTATTCTAAATCGTTACTCAAACTAGATAAACGATTTGCTAAATCAAAAGAAGATTTGGAAACCGCTTCTTCCTTCTCCTCTAATACATATATCCTTCATTCTAATCTAACCTCTCATCTCGCTACCATTCTATCTACAAGCTTCCTATCGTCCTCATTTTTTCAGAGGTATCTCAGAAGTTCTTTTTTCGTCTGAAATTTCATAATTAATTTCTTAAGGTATAAACTGATGTCGTGGTATCATTACCACGTTGTATAATGATTTTTTTATATTTTTCAAGAGATTTTACCACGAAATGCCACGGTGGTGCGTGGTACAATACCCCGTTTTGTTTTTTTACTCAGAGCCCCCGTAAGAATACTATAGCAATTATCTCCCTCCTTAGTGGGAAGGTATCCCTCCTCCGTCCGTCAAAAATTTTTTTTACAGCCAGTGCTGAACTGAAGAAACTCAACTGTCAAAAATTTTATTGACAGGTTGGGGGCTTTTACTTTTTGGCTTTTACTTTTTCTTTTTAAAAAGATAAAAGAAAAAGAACTTTTATATTATTTATTGCTTGTTTTTGTATATATCTTTTATGTATAGTTTTTTAATTAATTAATAATTGTTTATATAATGTTTTATTATTCACTATACTATATATATTATATTATTTATATGTATTTATTTATTATTCAATTTATTATTCTTATTTTGTTTTATATTCTTTTTTGGATAAATTATATTTTTAGATTTTTAGAATTTTTTGATTTTTGGATAATGTATATTTTTTGATTTTGTTTTTTATTCATTCTTTTTGATCGAATTATATTTTTTATATGTTTTTTATATTTTTTGATTTTTTTTATGATTTTTAAGAATTTTTTGATTTTAATTTTACTAGGTTATAACTTGCTTTTTGGAGTTTTTAACAAGTTTTTAACATTGATTGATAACTATTAGTTATATGATTTTTTAATATTTGTATTGTTTTTTTTGATATTATGGATAATATTACAATCGCAATAATAAATATATTGCTTTTTATTCTTTATTGTATATCGCAATGAAAACTATTACTATTAAGTGAATTGAATTCACTATTAAAAATTCAATTGATCCGATAAGCAATTGAATAACTAATATTTATCAATTATATGATAAGCCTAGTAAAGAAAAAATTGATATTTATAATGAACGACTAGAAAAACTTGATAGAATAACTTGATTGACTTGAAATAAATTCAATTTTTCTATTTATTGATATATTTATGATAATGATTGAATAAAACATAATGTAAAAATTACACAATCTTATAATTATTTATTAAATTAATTTTTATATCTTAATTTATTATTAAAATGGATAAACAATATATAAATAATACATTAAACTTAATTAATTATTCATTCGAACATATTAATTCTAAAACTAATTGAAAAATAAAGCTAGTATATAAAGAAAACGCTATTAATAATTTTGATATAGCAATATACAATTGAAAAAAATATTTTTCAAAAAATAATATATCATTCAATGAATTTGAAAATATAGCTTATTATTTTTTGGAATTTTACAATCTTTTAAAAAAATAATTTTTATATCTTAATTTATTATTAAAATGATAAATACAAATAATATTGATAATACTATATTTTATAAAGTTTTTTGACTTGATTGATTGAATAGATATACATATATAAATTGAAAAATTAATATTTTTGAAAATATTGATATAAAATGAAAAAAAACATATAAACTTGTTTTTGATAATAATATTATTTTTGATTGAATATGAAAAAATAAAGCAATTAAAATATTAAATAATTGATTGAATTATTGTAAAAAAGAAAATTTTGATTGAAATATTGATTGATTGATAAAATCAATGATATTTTAAAACAAAAATTAAAAACAAAAACAAAATTTTATATCTTAATTAAAACAAAATGTATAATACAAAAATATTCAATAGTATAAAAGAATTATATAAGTTTTTGATCGATAATAATATTATTGACTATTCTTTTATTAAATACAATTTTGAATTAAAATTAAAAACAAAAACAATTAAAAAAGAAAATTTTATTTTATCTTATAAATAATTATTAAAATGATTTTAGAAAAAAACTATATATTAAATAATTTAAAAGATAAATATTTCAATGATAATTGAAATATAAAAGTTTTTAGATTTAAAAAATGAGATATTGCTTATATATATGATAATTTTGATATTATAAAAAGAATAAGAAAAATTGACTATTTTGTGAATACAGATTGACAATATTATCAATGTATAAAATCTGGATATTTGACAATTCATAATTGAAATTTGTCTTTTCTAAAGACAAGAAATAGAAATTGATATACATATATTGATATTGATTGACTATATTTTGAAAATTTTAATAAGTATTTTAGATAATAATTTTATATTATTAATTTATTAAAAAATGAATTTAAAAGAATTAAAACAAGCTTTTACAATTTTAAAAAGTCAAAAATTAATAGACTTTTATGATATTGAAATAGAAAAAAATGAAAATTGAAAAATTTATAAAACATATTTTAAAACTTATAATTCAAAATATTATTGTATTAATTTTAATAGTAAAATAAAAGATAATATAAAAGAATTGATATATAATAATTATATACTAGCTTAATTTTATATTTTAATATTATTAAAATGATTGATATAAAAAACTATGATTTTTATAATTTTGATTATAATGATTTTAAAAATGATTGATATATTGATTATGATTGAATATATTGATTATGATTATTTAAAAAAATTGACAATAAAATTATAATTATGTTTTTAAATTATGATAAAAACAGAATTAATGAATTATTTATATATGATAAATTAAAAGATTGAATTAATATTGATTATTATGATTTTTATAAAGTTTTTGATAATGATTGAAAATATGAATTAAAAAAAGAATTAAAACATATTGAAAAATCAATACAAATAAAAGAAAATTATAATTTAAAATATGATATTTATTCTAGTATATATAAACATTTTATATGATATAAATATACTATTGATAAACTTTTTGATATAAAATTATATGATTGATATATTGATTTTCATAATATACTTTTTGATAAATATCATATTTTAAAAGCAATAGAAAAAATAAATTAATTTTTATATCTTAATTTTATTAAAATGAAAAAAGCAATAATTAAATATTTAAAAGATAATAATATTAAAAATTATGAATTAAAATATAATTGAATTAGAAAAATTTTTGAATTGACTATTGAAAATAATGATAGAATATTACGACTTTATGATGTAAAAGATATAAATAGAATAAAAGAATTATTAGAATATGTAAAATAAATTTTTACTTTATTAATTTTATTAAAAAATGAAAAATTGGATAGATATAATAAAAAATGATATACAATTATATAATTGTATTAAATATAAATTTTGAGATAATGTAAAATTAGAATTATTAAAAGATAAAAATTGATATTATTATAAATCAATAGATTTAAAAACTTGAAAAACTATTTTTATTAGTGATTTATATCCAGATAATACTTTATACAGTTTATTTTATGATATTGAAATACTTATCCAGAATAGTTTATATTATTTAAACGTGATTACGGAAAAACATATTTCAGATTATGAAAATATGTAAAAGTTTTATTAGTTTATTATTGATTGAAAATGAAAATAAAGCTTATTTTATTATTAAAATGATATATTTATCAATAAATAAATTTTGTATTGCTTAAAATTTTTTTGACTATGGTATGAACTGTATTTTATTTATTAATTTATTATTAAAATGTTTAGTTTTAAAAAAATATTTCATATACTATGGATATTAAAAGAAAATCAAAAAATAAAAGATTTTAAAATTGATTATATTTGATATGAAAAAGATTATTTAAGAAGATTTTGAAAAAAATTAAACTTGAAAAGATATTTTATTAAAATGATTGATATAGAAAATAAGATAAAATATTATTCTTTTAATACTGATTTAAAAATTGATTTAGAAAAAGAATTATTATATCAATTAGAAAATGATATTGAAAATATAAGTATTGCTTAACTTTTTACTTTTTAAAAACTTATTAAAATGAAAATATATACAATAGATTATAAAAAACATTTTTGAAATGATTGAACTGTTTATAGACAAACAATCAAAATTGACAATGAATTAAAAGAAAAATATAATAATACTTTACAAAAAGAATATGATAGACTAGAAAATCAAAATACATTTTCTTATGATGATATGAAAATCAAGTCTTATACCAAAAAATTAGAAAAATGAATAAATTTTTTACACTTGACTTGACTATATTATTTTCGAAACACTATTTTAGAAAATTGAATTGATGCAAAAGATAGATTTTCTTTGAACAGAAATACAATTATTATTGTAAAATAATTTTTATATCTTTACAAAATAATAAAATGAAAAAATATATACTTACAGATGATATATATTGTGTATATCTTACAAAATCAAAAAAAGATTTAATAGACTTTACAAAATGATATTTAAAAGAATGAAATAGACTAAAAGATTTATGATTGTATAGTATAAAATACAATTCAAAAAAAATAGATATTGATAACTTTTTTTGAGATATTATAGCAATGGATAAACAAAAAGATGATAGTATAGAATATGATGATTATTCAAAATATTGAATAATTGATTGACTATGTAAAAAAGACTTTTTATATCATAATTTATAATAAAATGAGTTATATAAAAGATAAATATATAGATTTAGAAAATGAATTAAAAGAAAAACAAGAAAATCTAGATATCATTTATAATGAAATAGCAAATTTATATGATTATATAGATGAAAATAGAGATTTAATAGAAATAGAATATGTTTTTGAAAAACTAGCAGATATTCAAAACTATTGTAAATAAATTTTTATATTATAATTTATTAAAAAAATGAAAACACTTAACTTTAATAAAATTTTAGAAAATGTAGATGATTTTTATCAAGAAAATGATAATAGAAATAGACTATTTAATGTAGCTATACAAAGTATATCAATTTTATTTGATAGATTTTATGGTCGAACGCAAAAAGAAAAAGATTTTAATACAATTGATTGACTAGATAGAGAAAAAATATTTTATGAAGCTTTAGAAGATTTTTTAAATGATTTATCAAGAGATTTATAAAACTTTTATATTATAACTTATTATTAAAATGAAAGCAAAAGAAATATTTATAGTTACTGAAAGTAACCCTAATATGAAAGATTTAGATTGACAAACGCTATTAAAAACTACTCTTTTTGAAAAGGAAAATGATTGTGATAAATATGTAGATACACTAATAGAAAACTATATAAACTTATATGTAGAATGTTGAAATGATTATCCAGAATGTATATTTAGATTTAATGATGAAAAAAATAACTTTTATTTAGATAGAAATACTTGATATTTAGAATGGTGAAATATTGTAGTAAAAAAATCTATACGAGCTTTTTAATTCTTAACAAAATAAAATGACAATAATATTATACTTTATACTTTTAGCCTTTATATTATTATTTAATGATTGGTAAAGAATTAGATAATTTAAAATATAGAATATATAAAAAAAGCTGAAAAGCTGATTATTTAACCTATAAACAATTTATAGAACAACAAAATGTAGCTTATACCTTTTGAGAACTTACAAAAAGAAAAATCAAAAAAGACTTGAAAAATGTAAAAAAATAATTATATATACATTGTTTTCATTTCTATGAAATAAAGAATAAAAGCAAAAAGCCCACTATAACTATTGTATTTGGTAGCGCTATACAATAGTATAGAATAACCGAATACAAGCGCTACATAGTTATATGTGGTGCTTTTTGTTTATTATGTGTTTTAACTCTTAATTATATAACAATGGAACAAGAAAAACTATTAAAATGGTGTCAAGAAAATTATAACTTTGACACTCAAAAATGGATATATAAAGATATCCCAGATGAAATTTTAGATTGCGTTATTTCTATTATGAAAGAATGATGAACTCATTTTGAGAATGAATGAGATAATGATTTTGTAGATGATTTTATTTGTGAAATTGTTTATTCAAAATATTGAACTATAACAAAATTATTTCTAAAATGACTTTTTAATGATGAAACAAAACATTTATTTGATTAACAAAATAACAAAATGCACGTTTTAGATATAAACGAAATCTTCTGAATGACTTTCTATACTTATGATAAAATAATAGAAGAATGATGAAAAAATTGACCTGATGCTTTTGCTTTATATGTAAAACTAATAAAACAAAGTAGAATACAACAGACAGACCAAACAAAATCACTAAATGTTTTCTTAAAAAACTGATTAAAACGAACAGATGAGAGATTAAAAAAGGCAAGAGATGTATTAAAAAGTTTATGATTGATAAATGATATAATCGTAAGAGATGAACTAGGTAGGATAATTTGACACTATGTAAGAGTGAATTATCTAATAAATGAGAATAAAGTCAGAACACTAGGTATGGACTATAATCTATCCACAACCCCAGAAATCCAGGATATGGATAAAACCACGTGTGGTAAATCCGACACAAATGCTTTAAGTAATATAAATATAAATGCTTTAAGTAATAAAAAAGAAAATAATATTGAAAATCAAAATCAAGAACAATCACAAGATACTAATGTTTCATTTCCTAAACAAGATACCAACATCACACCTAACTTAACTAATGGCGACTTGACATATACAATAGATGATATATGGAATGCTTATCCTTCTATACCTAAAAGGAAATGAACTAAACAAAATGCTGAAAAATCACTTGCTAAAAAAACTGATGAAGAAAAAAAGGCAATGCTATTTGATATGCAGATATTAAAATTAGAATATAGATATAAGATAGAAGACATAACACGATGATTGACTTGCTCTCATTGGATAGATAATTATACAATACAAGATGAAATTGAGATAGATAACAGATTAAGAAAAATTGTAGCATATCATATGAGTAATACAGATGATAAAGAAAAGATGAAAAAAAGATACAAAGACATATGTGAGGTATTTTGAGAGGATAAAGTAAAAGCATTTGTAAAAGAATATGGTAGAGCTAAAAACAAAATAACACTTAACATTAATTAAACCTTTTATTTCTTTATTAAAACATAAAAATGAAAAAATGATTTGTATTTCCTAGTGAGAATTTCAATAACCCTAGTAATGATTTCTGAATTATGATGTCTTGAGAATTAATTACAGTAGTAGCAGAAAGCAACTCTTGAAAAACAACATTTGCTATGGATACAATAGCTAAAAATTCAAAACTAGGTAGAAAATGCTTTTATATCAATCTTGAATTTGCTATTGAAACAATGCGAAAAAGTAGGTGGCTATGGTTGAATGGTAAAAAGAAAGAAAATCTTACAGACCTTAACCCTCTTACTGAAGAAGAAGAAAAAGAAATGAATAAATATGTAGAAGAAAATCTGAAAAAATTTGATTATTATAACAATGCTAATTGATTATCATTAGATAAATTGGTAAATCTTATTTCAGAAAAAGCTTTAGAATGATATGAGTTTTTCGTTATAGATACATTCAGTAGAATAGAATGAAATCTTAATTCTCAAACCGCTAGAACAAGTCAAAATAAATGTATGGAGACATTACAAGAAATGGCACAAAGATTAGACATTGCTATTATGGTATTACATCATACAAATAGAGCTTGAACTTTTGAAGGTAGCCAAAAGATTATGGACTTATCTAATATGTTTATCCTTATAGAAAAAGATATAGATTGAGAATGAGAAGAATATAGAAGATATAAGCTAATGAAAGATAAATATACAACTAATCAAGAGGTTGAATTGTATTATCACGGTTGAAAATATGAGTTTTAATTCTTAACCAAAATCAAAATGAGAAAAACACCAAATGGAAATATAATATACGCCCAAACAAATGATTATTGTGCTATCTGAACTATGAACTTTTTAGAGACTGTATCAAAAATGAGAGCTTCTTGATGGACTTTGATAGAACAGATAGATGACTGAGATAGTGTAATATTATATTTCTGAAAAGAACCTTTACTTTCTATATTAGAACAATGAAACAAATAGACCTATCAAAATACAAATCATTATGGAAAACAAAAAAAGCTTTAGAGCTTGTAAAACCAGAAGACCGACAAGAAATACTTAGATACTATTGACCTAAGGTATGAAAGCCAGTGGCAAAGATAAGTTGGAAATTACTTGCGGATAGAGTATTCTCAGAATATTGTAGATTATACTATGCCGATAGTAATTGATACGTTAGATGTATAACAAGCTGAGTAAAGATGTTTTGGACTAAAGCACAATGCTGACACTTTATATCACGTTGAGTAAATAAATATAGATACGATATTAAAAACTGTTATCCACAGAGCTATAGAGATAATGTAGAATTGAGCTGAAATTATAAAGTATATACCCTTAGAATGATAGATATGTTATGAAAAGAAAAAGTAGAAGAAATGGTAAATGATAATGAAACAGTAAATCTTAATCAAAAACGATATGAAGAAAATATCCAAGAACGATATAAATTCATAGTAGAAAAAAAACGTATGATAGAAAGAATGTCAGATAATTCATTACAACAATATGAGAATATGGAGTTCTAACCTATGATATTGATACAAAAATTTATGTAGAATTTTCTCTTGAAATTATCAAAAAAATCATTATATATATCATTGCTATGATGATATAGCAAAAACATTTATTTGATAACCACTTATTAAAAATGACTTATGAAGAATGGAGAGATGTAATGGCTGAAACTTATGAAGCCGACCAAGAGGCAATAAAGCCTCACTATCACAGAACTAATTGAATATGGTATAAAACGCAGATGTGAAAAACAACAGAAATGAAACCAGAAGATGCTTATTATTTAGAAGAGAGTATGAAACCACAGACAGTAGAAGATTATGAAGACTATGAGTATGAATGTAATGAAGAATTAAAATGGATGGCATACCATTGAGAGTAAACCTTTTATATCTTTATTTATAGCAAAATGAAATACACAGCAGAGTATAAATGAAAGGATGTGGAATTTAATTTCCAAGAGACTTATGAGCCATTAGACTTTGTAAGAAACAATGAGGACTTTGATTTCTTTACTAAAGAAAATGGTAAAGTAGTAATAGACATTCACTTAGTTGTTAGACTTATGTCAGAATGCTACAGAGATATGTTAGAAAACAATTATTTATAACTTAACTTATTAAAAAAATGAAAGGAACTATTAAAGCTGGACTATCCAGAACTTATGCTTTAAGGCAATATGAAAACATCAAACCTATGGTAGAAATAGAAATAGAGTTTGATACAGAAAAAGAAAAAGACTTTGATATGCAAAAAACATTAGAAGCTCTAAAGATTAAATGTGAAGATTACATAAACAAATTTAACCCAGAAAGTCAAGAGCTTCCGTTCTAACTTAAACCTTTTAACTTATAATTATTATATAAAATGACACGATGAGAAAACCTTAGCTCAAAGAAAAACTTTTTAAGAGCAAAATTAGAAAACTTTGGAAAATGAAACGATACTCCACGTTTCGTTATCACTAGATGGAACTGAATGGAGGCAGAAAAAGTATGAGAATGAGCATTCATAGAATGAACATTACAAAAGATTACAGCAAAAGAAACTCAGTATTGAACTTATGTATTATTTGATATAGAAGATGCAGAAAATAATGCTATTCAATGGGGAATGAAACTTTGACAAACGATGAGAAACATCTTGTTTAAGTTATATGCACCAGCTATGGAAGATAAGAAAATCAATAATATTATGCTAAAGACTTGAGTATATAATGATAAGAAATTTGTATCTATTCTTATAGATGGTATGAAATATGATAACCCATATTCTAAATGGAATGAAGCA